CCCCGATGTCGCCGTGCTGGATACCGCTGGGCACTTGTGTGCCTTGGACTCTCAACTTTTGAAGGAGGCCGTAACGATGGCTGACGAACTGACCCCGGCCCCTGCTGAGGCCAAGGACATGGATCTGGAACAGCAAATCAGGGCCGTGCTGGCCAAGATCAAAGCTGAAAGCGAAGCTGCTGAACTGGTCGAAGACAAAGACCCGCCCAGCGAACCCGCCCCGAACCCCACCCCCATGGGTGCTGACGAAACCGCTGCCGCGATGGACGCACTGCGCAAGCAAGTGGCCGACCTGACCGCCAAGTTGGCCACCGCTCAGGACTCCGGTGCTGTGATCGCCAACATCGCCGCCCGTGACGCCCTGTACGCCAAGGTGTCGCCGTTCATCGGCGCGTTTGACCATGCCAGCATGACCGCTGACCAACTGGCCGCCTACGCTGTCAAGAAGCTGGAAGTGCCTTGCGCTGCCGGTGCCGAGCGCGTGGCCCTGGACGCATGGCTGCATGGCCGCACCCCTGACAGCAAAAAGCCCGTCTTCGCCGCTGACAGCGCCGTCAAGCCCGTTGACCTGAACACTCTGTGGAAGGAGTCCAAGTAATGAATTTCCCCTCTTCCGTCATCTCCGACTTGGTGTCGGGCATCCCCGGCGAGATCGCTTTCGACGTTCCTACCGTCGCAGTGACCGCCATCCTGAACACCGACACCGCGTCGAACAACGTGTTCGGTCGCGCCTTCACCTACCGCGATGAATCCATCGAGTCGGTGCAGGCAGGTGGTACTGGCTTCTTTGCTGGCATCATGATCAACCCCAAGGGCCACGCGGACAACACCCTGGCCGCCACTGCCGACACCGCCCCGAATGGCCGCGATGCCGAGTTGCTGGTGCGTGGCGAGGTCTACGTGCTGCTGACCGCTGGCAGTTCCGTGACCATCGGTGACGCGGTCTACTTCGTCAACGCGACCGGCGCTCTTGGTGCCGGTAACGCTGGCGGCGGTCAAACCCAGATTGCCGGTGCCACCGTGGTGCGTCACAACCCCTCCGCTGCCAACGCCCCGAGCCTGGCAGTGATCCGTCTGGCCTGATAGGAGCCCGAAATCATGAAAGAAACGACCGTTTCGCAACGCGTGTCGGGCCGTGAACTGGCCCAGCGCAAGCCCCTGCAAATCGCTGCCGACCAAGCCTTGACGGCCTATGAGTCGCTGCCCTCTCTGGGTGTGCATGGCTTCCAAGCCGTGATGGACACGGCACTGACCGGCCCTGCCGCACGTTCGGGCGCTGCCTTGCAGCAGTTCCTGCAAGTGTGGCTGCCAGGCATGGTGCGTCAGTTGACCACCGTCCGTGCCATCGACCGCATCGCGGGCGTGACCGCTGCGGGCAACTGGTACGACGACACCGTGGTGCAGCGCGTGGCCACCCCAGTGGCCAAGGCCGAACTGTACGGCGACTCCAGCAACATCCCGCTGGCCAGCTATGGGCACACCTACGCCACCCGTGGCATCGTACGCTTTGAGCAGGGCTTTCAGGTGTCGATGCTGGAAGATGCCCGCGAAGGCGCTGGCGGCATTTCCATGGCTGCCGAAAAGCGTGGCGCTGCCATGCTGGCGCTGGAAATCGCCCGCAACCGCGCAGGCTTCGTCGGGTTTGCTGCCGGTGCCGCGGGTGTGTTCGGCTTGCTGAACGACCCCGGCCTGTCGGCTTACGTGACCACTGCGGGCACGCTGACCTACGCCGCCATGACGTTCGCTCAGTTGACCACTGAGATGGCGACCCGCCTTGGTGCGATCATGACCAACAGCGGCGGCAACGTGGACCAAAACTCCGCGTTCACCATCGTGCTGCCGGTGGGTTACTCCACCATCATGACCAAGCCCAACGATTACGGTCAAACCCCGCTGGCCTGGCTGAACGCCAACTACCCCAACGTCCGTGTCGAGTACGTGCCCGAGTTCACCGCTGCCAACGGCGGCGCGAACGTGGCCTACTACTTTGCCGAGCGCATCGAGGACGGCAGCACCGATGGTGGCAACGCCATCGAGCAGATCGTGCCCGCCAAGATGTTCAACATCGGCAGCGAGCGCCGTGCCAAGGGCTACATCGAGGACTTCGGTTGTGCCACCGCTGGCGTGATGGTCAAGCGCCCCTACCTGTTCGTGCGTGTCACGGGCGTCTGACGCCGGGTAGACTGAGCGGGTGGGCCGGTGCATAATCGGCTCACCCAATCAACCATAGGACGACGCAACCATGTCTGGCTTTTACGTCTACTCCACTCTGACTGCTTCGGTCAACTACGGCACCAATGCCGGGCCCGTGACGATTGCTGGTGGCGCGAACGTGCCGAACCAGTACATGCAGACCAGTGCTGGCGTGGTAACCAAAGTGACCACTGAGCAGCTGGAAGCCCTGAAGCGCAACGCGGTGTTCATGCTGCACCACAACAACGGCTTCATCCGCTGGGAAGCCACAAAGCACGATGTCGAAAAGGTCGTGGTTGACATGGAGCGCGCTGACGCATCCGCCCCCGACACCGAAGCCGATGCCGAAGTCGTCGAGAAGAAGACCGGCACCAAGACCCGCACGGGCAAGACCCAAGGCTAACCCGTGCCCACTTTCAACCTCCCCGCCTTCCGCACTGCTTACCCGCAGTTTGCCGCCGTTTCTGACGCCACGGTGAACGCCACGGCAGAGGCCGCGCTGTGCTTTGTGGGGCAGGATGGGGAGTGTGAATGTGACGAGACCATGTGGCAGCTGATGGTTGCCCACATGCTGCAACTCCAAGCCGCTGCCACCAATGGCGGCGCAGCTGGGCCGGTCACATCGGCCAGCATCGACAAGGTGTCGGTCACGATTGCCGCGCCCCCGGTGGGCTCAAGCGCCTACAAGTTCTGGCTGTTCTCGACGCCCTACGGCACCCAGCTTGCGGCGCTGCTGGCGCGTTGCTCAGCTGGTGGCGTGTACGTGGGCGGTCAACCCGAGCGGGCCGCGTTTCGCAGCGTGGCCGGTGTTTTTCCGGGGGCCCGATGGCTAAGGTGATCCACGGCAAGGGCATCGCCCGCATGCGCAAGCAGATGGAGTCGCTGCACAAAGCGCGGCTTGAGGTGGGCTTTTTCGACACTGCCGTGTACCCTTCTGGCATCCCCGTCGCCTACGTGGCGTCCATCCATGAATTCGGATGGGGTCCGATCCCCGCGCGTCCGTTCATGCGCCCGGCCATGGCCGCAAAGCGCGACCAATGGGTGCGCAACTTCGCGGGCGGGTTCCGCGCCGTGACTGACGGCAAGTTGACCACGCGCCAGGTGCTCGAGCAAATGGGCGCACGGATCACCGGGCACATCAAAGAGTCCATCCAAGCAGTCACATCGCCCGCGCTTTCTGACGCCACCGTCGCCGCGCGGCTCAATCGGCTGTCGTCGGGCGTTGCTGCAACAGCTGGCCCGAGCATCGGTAAGCCGCTGGTCGCCACGGGGCAAATGATCAACAGCGTGGACTACAAGGTAACCGCATGATCCCCGGCTCCAACATCCTGAACATGGCCCTCGGACTCATCGGGCGCAAGACGGTCACATGGCGGGCGTTCAATGCCCGCACGCAAAACGCGCTGGGCAATTGGGTCGTGACGTACAAGCCCGATGTGCCGTTGCCTGGCTCATGGCAATCTGACCCGACCGACCGCGTGAAAGAGCTGGGCTTTGACATGTCGAAGACGTACCGGCGATTCTGGGCTTCGGCCCCTGTCGATGCCATCAACCGTGGCACGTCGCCGGACCTGCTGATCGCCGATGGGCGCAAGTACGAGGTCGTGAGCACGGATGACTGGATCGTGCAGGACGGCTGGGTGTCCATCATCTGCGTTGACATCGGGCCAGCGACATGAACGATAAAGCCCTACAGATCGCCATCCGTGCCGCCTTGCTGGACTGCCTGACCCATGCGGGTGTGACTGACCTGCCGGTCGTCGCGGGCAACCAGCCTGGTCCAGCGCAGGGCCGCGTGGCGCGTGGGGTGTACTTCTGGCCGCTCGGCGACACCCCGCGCGGATGGCAGGGCCGCACCACGCGGGCGAACCCGAGCACGCTACAGCTTGAGACCATCGAGACACAGTACATCCAGACGCAGTTTCAGGTGAACGTGTTCACACCTGACAGCCCCACCGACACGACAAGCGCCACGGCAAAAGACCTGTGCAATCTGGTCCGCATGATCGTGCAATCCAACAGGTTCATCGAAGCCATGACCGCCGTCGGCGTGGGGGTGCAGGTTCCCAGCGCGGTGCGTGCGCCGTTTTTCGTCAATGATCTGGACCAGTACGAGCAAAATCCATCGTTCGACTTCGTGGTTTCGCGTAAAATCACGATCACTCAAGCCACCAAAGAGGCAGCGCCTACGCTGTCGATTCACCGAGTCTGAAAGGGCCACTCATGGCAATCAAGATCACACGTTACGTCGATATCATCTCGGCGGTGGCTGGCGCGTCCAGCGTGGCGCAACGCAAACTTGACCATCGCCGATTTGTGACGGACCCGCGCGTGCCAGTGGGCGCGATTGTCGAGATGGGCAGCGGTGACGCTGATGCCTTTTTCGGCTCATCTTCGGCTGAGGCTGCGTTTGCCCGGCAGTACTTCGGCTACGTGAGCCCCGCGCCTGCCAGCGCCCCGCGCACCTTGCAGTTCGCCGCTTACGCCCCGACGGGCCGGGCCCCGGCTGTGTTTGGTGGCACGCACGCATCGCTGGACGATCTGAACGACATCAGCGCAGGCGCTTTGCAAATCACCTTCGGCGGCACCACCCAAGACGTGACCGGGGTCAACCTGACCGCTGCCGTGTCGTTCGCAGGCGTGGCCACGGCTCTGCAAACTGCGATCCGACTGGAAACCGGCGCACAGTTCACGAACGCGACCGTGACCTATGACGCCACACGTCAGTCGTTTGTGTTGACCGGTGCAGTGGTCGAAGACGCCGCCGTGCTGGTTGCCAGTGGCACGCTGGCGGGATTGCTGGGCTGGACCGGCCCCGGCGCGATCCTCTCGCCCGGCGTGGATGCACAGACCCCGCTGGACGCTTTCCAGGCCGCAGAGCAAGCATCTGACAGCTTTGGCTCGGCCTCGTTTGCGTCCACCTTGACCGCAGACCAGCACAAAGCCGTGGCGCAGTACGTGGCGGGCGAAAACGTCAAGTACCAGTACTACGTGAGCGTGACGCCCAGCACCTACACGGCCATTGCCGCCGCGCTGACTGGCATCCAGTCAACCGGCCTGATCCTGAATGGCACCGCTGGCGAGTACAAGGAAGCCATCCCTGCCGCGATCATGGCCGCGACCAACTACGACCGGCGCGGCTCGGCCATCAACTACATGTACCGCCAAGTGGGTGGGTTCACGGCTGACGTGACCACGGACTCTGCCGCGAACACCTACGACGCCGCCCGTGTGAACTACTACGGCCAGACCGCATCGGCAGGGCAGAACATCAGCTTCTTCCAGCGTGGATTCCTGCTGGGGGGCGCAACTGCTCCCGTGGACATGAGCGTCCACGCGAACGAGCAATGGCTGAAGTCGTACCTCACCGCGCAACTGCTGAGTCTGCAACTGTCGCTGTCGAAGATTCCCGCGAACAACGAGGGTCGCGCCTACATCCTGGCCCAGCTTGCCGACGCGGTGAACAAGGCCAAGATCAACGGCACCATCATCGTGGACAAGGTGCTGACCACTGCGCAGCAAATCGCCATCGGCCAGATCACGGGCGACCCTGACGCATGGCGCGACGTGCAGAGCAAGGGCTTCTGGGCTGATGTGGTCATCGTGCAGCGCGTGCCAGTGTCCGGCGTGACCGAGTACGAGGCGCAGTATACGCTGGTCTACTCCAAGGGCGACGTGGTGCGCAAGATCACCGGCAGCCACAATCTGATCTGATCCGAAAGGGACTGACATGCAAGACGTAAGCGCACAAGGCTTTACCCTCGTTCTGCGGGCTTCGCAGACCTTCCCCAACGGCTTCACGATCACCGAGGTGGCCGACGATGCCGACCCGTTCGACATCCCGGCTGTCGAAATCGCCACCACGGCCATGAACGTGAACGGCGATCTGGTGACATGGTCAAGCCCCACGCCGATGACGCCCACCATCAACGTCATCCCCGGCAGTGAGAGCGACAAAAACCTGTCGATCCTGTGGGACGCGAACCGCGCCGCACGCGGCAAGCGCAACGCCCGCGACGTGATCACGCTGGTGGCCTCCTACCCTGACGGCAGCACCAAGACCTTCAGCGAAGGCAAGATGACCTCGGGCATGCCTGGCGGTTCGGTGGCCAGCGGTGGCCGCATCAAGACGAACGCCTACGTGTTCGCCTTCCAAGACTTCAGCCAGACCCGCGCCTAAGCCATGGCCGACCTCATCAAGCCCCAAACCGTAGCGGTCAAGGACCGTGACGGCATCGAGCACAGTTTTGTGATTTCGCGCCTGCCTGCCACGGTGGGGCGCGAGATTTTGGCCAAGTACCCGGTCGCCAATGTGCCCAAGCTGGGCGACTACGGCACGAGCACCGAGGCGATGCTGTTGATGATGAAGTACGTGGCCGTGGAGCGCGATGACGGCTCCATGCTGCGCCTGAGCACCCAAGCCCTGATCGACAACCATGTGCCCGATGGTGAGGCTTTGATTCGGCTTGAACTCGAGATGCTCAAGTACAACACGAGTTTTTTCGGGCTCGCAGGGAACTCAGACTTCGTGGGCTCCCTGCTTCAAAAGTACCTGCCGCAAGTTATCAAAACGCTGATGGATTCTTTGCCGCCATCGTTACTGAACGGCTCGCCACGTACACCGAGCTGATGACCACGCTGGACCTAGAGGACGCCATGAACCTCTGGGAAATCGCCACCGTCAACAGGCACAATGAGGCATTGGCCGCTGAGTACGCAAACCGGAACCGCTGATGGCCCTGCTTGACACCTTCCGAATCCTGTTTGAAGCCGACACGGCCACGATGAGCCGTGGGCTGGACAAGGCCGAACAATCGACAGACGACCTCGTCAAGTCGATGAAGGAAGCCGACGCGCAGGCGGGGAAAACCACGGACTCATTCCGCGAGATGACCACCCGGCTGGTGGGCTGGCTGGCTGGCGCGGTGGCGGCATCGCAAGCGGTGACGGGTGCCATCGGGCGGGCCGAGCAGATCATGGCGATCAACCGGACGGCTGAGGCGCTGGGCATGGCGACCGAAGAGGTTGACGCTTTCGGCAAAGCCGCCGAGATGATGGGCGGAGACGCTCAAGGCGCACGCGACAGCCTGACCGACATGGCTGAATCCATGGGCGAAGCGATGGCCGATGTTGAGTCGCAGCGAGCCAAGACCTTTGCGGCGCTTGGTGTGTCGCTGCTGGACGTGAATGGCAAGAGCAAGACCGCGATGCAGGGCATGCTTGACCTTGCTTCTGCGGTGGAGTCGCTGCCGCGCGGCCAGGCGGTGTTCCGGATCAAAGAGCTTGGCATCACCGACAACCGCACGGTCGAGATGATCCTCAAAGGACGCCGCGCGTTGGAAGACATGCTGCGCACCCAGAAAGAGCAAAGCACGGTGACCGTCGAGTCGGTGCAGCGTGCGAAGGAATTTCAGGACGCCATGAACCAGACCCGCGTCATGGTGGGCTCGCTCACGGACGGCTTCCACCAAGCCATCATCCCGGCGCTCACGGTGTTTGTCGAATGGGTCGGCAAGGCTGCGGCGTGGGCGCGGGAGAACCAAGACCTCATCACCGGGTTCTTCATCGCCATTGCCGCCGTGGTGGCCTATGCGTACCTTCCCGGCATGATCGCCGCCGCTGCTGCCACCATCGCCGCAACGTGGCCGCTGATTGCCATGGGTGCGGCTGTTGCAGCGCTGGCTGCGCTGTTTGCGCTGGCCTACGATGATGTGATGGCGTTCATCGAGGGCAACGACTCATTGATTGGCCGCGTCATCCCTGCCGCCATCGCCGCGTTCAAGGCGCTAGGCGATTTTGTGATGGGCATCTGGCGCGGCATCACGGGCGCATGGGACACGTTCATCGGCAAGATCATGGCGGGCGTGGACAAGGTGCGCAGTGTGGCGCGTGCAGTGGGGGGGTTCCTCGGGTTTGACACAGGCGAGGCCGGTCAAGGCGTGGCCGCTGGCCGTGCGGCTGTGTCCGCAGCGGCTGGGGCTCCGACCAATGGCATGTCAAGCGCAGCCATCAGCAATAGCATCGGCGGCAAGCGTGAGACCAATGTCAGCATCGGTGAGGTGCGCGTGCAGACCCAAGCCACGGACGCGAACGGCATCAGCCGGGATATCGGCGGGTCGCTGAACGGGCAGCTCAAGCGTCTGCAAACCGCATCTGCCACGGGCATGGAGCGTTGACATGGCAAGCACCACGCCCGGCGTCATCAACTCCACGCAAGACCTCGTGGCCGTACTGGACGCCAAGTCACTCGTCCCGCTGTTCACGGCTGCCCAGCCCATGCGCGTCACGGTGCGCGAGGACGGCAAGCTCACGCAGTTCCCGGTCGAAGACGGCACGACGCGCTCCGACCACTTCGTGCGCAACCCCATTCAGGTGACGATTGATTTCCTGCTGACCGACGAGACCCGCAACGCCTTTGCCGAGCTTCGCCAGGCGTTCCAGTCGCGCACGCTGGTCGCGGTGCAGACCAAGGTGGCGCTATACTTTTCGCTGGCCATCACGGCCATCCCGCACGACGAGACACCCGAAACGGGCGAAGCGATCGCCGTTCCCATCACGCTGCAAGAGTGGATCACGATTGAGCCGGAGTACGGCACGCTGCCCCCCAGCAAGGTCGCCAGCCCGGCGCAGTCGTCCACGGTCGCACGCGGGCAGCAGCAGACCACAGCCACACCAGCGGCGCAGCAAACCCCCGTGCGGCGTCAGTCCGTACTCTACAAGGCGTTGTTCTGATGCGTACCATCCCGCTGCAACCCGTCGCCAATCAGTCAGTCGTGGTCACGCTTGACGAAGTGCGCTGGCTCATCACGATCAAGGCATGCGAGGGCATCATGGCCGTGGATGTGGACCTGAACGACACGCCTATTTTGCGCGGCCAGCGTGTCGTGGCGGGCCTGCCGGTGATACCATATCGGCGTCTGATTGAGGGCGTCGCGCCGAGCGCTGGGAACTTCATGTTCGTGACCGTCGATGACGCTTTGCCCTGGTGGGAGCGGTTCGGAGTTGACCAGTCCCTTGTCTATGTGACCGCTGCCGATCTGGAGTGAGCCATGTTCCCATCTGGTCCGATTTTCGAGTTGCAGTCCGGCATCCCCGGCGAGGTAGGCGTGCGCATTCCGTCGCGCTCAGTCACCGTGATGACCGACTCCACCAACCCGCGCAATAACGTCTACGGGCGGGCGTTCACGTACCGATCCGAAGCGCTGGAAACCGTGCAAGCCGGAGGCGGCGGGCTGTTCGCTGGCTTCCTGGCCCGCCCCAAGACCCAAGCCGTCAACGACATTGGCGAGCCGCTGGACGTTGTGCCCAACAAACGTGCGTGCGAACTGGTGCAGAAAGGCGAGATTTACGTCCTGCTGACCATCGGCAACCCGGTCACGATTGGTTCGCGCCTGTTTTATGACGTTGCGACTGGCGCGGTAGGCGCGGGCGTGGCCGATACCGGACAGATCGCCATCGACGGCGCAACAGTCGTGCGCCACAACCCATCGTCGCCCGGTGCGCCTTCGCTGGCGCTGGTGCGCGTCAACATCAACCCGTCCCGCGACCTTGGCGCGGCCCTGCTGATCGACGGTGAGCCTGTGCTCATCGACGGGCAATCCATCATCTTCTCTTGACGAGGACTGAACCATGACTGCAACCGTAGGCGGCAACGCCCCGACGCCCCAACAAAAAACCGACTTGGCGCAAGCGTTTGACCTCGTGCGGGTCAACGCCCAAGGGCAGACTATTGGGCCTGATGGGCAGGTGGTGGGTGGTGGGGCCCTAGCGCGTGTCAACATTCTTGACAACGCAAATGCAGGCACGTCGACGGCTTGGCTGCCTATTGCCGCTTATCCAGAGCGCCTGGCGTACCAACTGGATAGCGGCAGCGCAGCAACCACGTTCAGCGTGGACATCAGCGCCGATGGCGTCACATCCCTAGGCCAAGCGTTCACCGGCACCTGGGCCCGCAGCGACCTGGCCGAATTGACGCCACCGCTGATGTTTTCGAATCCACAGGCACGCTTCTTCCGCTTCAACGTGCTCTCAGGCGGGCCACTGTCTGTTTCTCGCGGCTACTGATTTACATACCTGAAAGGACCCATCATGCCGATCACCGCATCTACTGCACAGGTTGCAGCAACACCGATCACCCAAGGCACCACCAATTTGGCCCTTGTGTCTGGCGGCCAGCCTGCCAACGTAACGCAAGCAGCGCCTACCGGGCCAGCGATCAACATTACGAGTCAACTCCTGGCGATCACGCTTGCTCCTGTTGGAACACTTGATGATGCTGCAGTGTGTGAGCCTCAAGCACAAATCAACAGCAGCAGCTTTTTCCCGATCTTTCAGAATGGCCAGAAGGTCGCCTTCACGGGCGCACAGATCAAGGCTGGCGGCGGTCTGTACTTCCTCCTGGCGGTCAAAGCGAACCAGATTCGCTTTGTGCTGAGTGGGCAAACCACAGTCGGTGGCGGCGTCAACACCCGCGTGATGGACTGATATGCCGCGGCGTGGTCTGACGGTCGGCGCGCAGGGCCAATTGCTGCGCGACGGGGTGCGATTCCGCAACATTGGTCTCAACTACGGTGGCGGCATTGTCCGCATTTACTCGCAACCGTCAGCGACGGCTTGTGAGTACACACCAGGGCCAGAGCAGGATGCTGTGCTTGATCGCTGTGTGGAAATGGGTGTGAAGGTCTTGCGCGTAAAGGCCACGCCATATTGGCCTGCGCAATGGCGATACGGCGTCAATGGTGGCGTGGCTGGCGTTGCGGCTGTGGCTGCTGATCGTCAGGCCCACTACATCAAGATTGACCAGTTCTTGGCTAAGTGTCGGGCTCGCGGGATAGGCGTAATCTTGACGCTGTTCTTCCGCCATGCCTCAGTGTCTGATCTTGCAGGGCAGACTGTTCGTGCCGGTTGGCTGACCCCTGGAAGCGCTACGCGAAACTTTGCGCAAGCACTGACTCAGGAGATTGTCACGCGCTACCTGACGGAAGACGCTGTTTACGGCTACGAGTGGAGCAACGAGGTCAATCACTACAACGATGCGACCGATGCGACCCTTGGCAACTTCCCCGGCGTGAATACCGGGTATGGCAGCCGCGCCAGCTATCCTGCCGTAGACACATCTTTCCGTGGCAATGACCTGGCTGATGTGATCGCTTGGTGGTATGGCGTGGTACGCGCCATCGACAGTCAGCGGATTGTGATGACCGGCAACGGGCCAAACAGCTACACGCTGGAATCTGGCGTCCCTGGCATACCTGGGCCGATGTTTGAATGGCATCGGCAGCAGGTGCGCGACAACCCGACTAACTGCGGTTCGATCCACTACTACGGCAACGTTGGTTATGGCAGCCCTGGTTTTCGTGGCCTCGACGCTGTGCTTACAGGTGCGAGGCACTGGCAGCGTGTGCTGGGTAGGGGTTTTGTCCTGGGTGAGTTTGGCAACCAGCCGTGGCGCGTAACCGCGCTTGCTGCTGATGGGGCAACGCTGACAGTGACCTGCGGTGCATCGTGCCCGATAGATGTGGGTGATCCGTTCTTGCTCGGCGGCATTAACTCAACATTCAACGGTGCGTACACAGTCAGATCGATCAACGCCGCTCGAACAACTATCACGGCTGACTGCTCTGTGTCTGGATCGTGGTCAGGGGCGGTTGATGGTTTGCAGCATGTGACAGGTGATCGTGTAACGCGCATGTGTAGCGACATCATCAGCAGTGGGGTGGATGTTGCGCTTTTTTGGGCTATTGACCGTGATCCCCTTGTGCCCATCTGGCAGGCGGTCGAATACCCTGGAAACGAAGGGCAGATTGCAGCAATAACTGCCGCAAATCAGCGTCTTTCCACTCAGTAAACATTGAAAAACCAAGCTTCATGCACTGCGACTGACCATGCCCGAACCCAGCACCACAGCAGCCGCCACGCTTGCGAGCAGGGCGGCGACTAACAAATGATTGATCTGCGCATCATCCGTGTTGGCATCGAGGTTTCGGGCCGCGTCAATTGGTACACCGGCTTGCGCGTCAAGGCGCAGGGGACCAA